ACTGTTCAAATGGATACCTGAACTATGGGAAGATTTTAGTAAAGCATTTTTTGATTTCAAAGAGTCTGCGATTAAATTTGTATCTGAAAAATTTACAATGATTTTGGATTTCTTTAATCCAAAAGAAAAAATGATGCCTGATAAGGGAGAAGTTCCTACTGATAAAACAGATAAGGCAGAAGACCTTGAGAAGAAGTTAAAAGAAAGTAAAGAAAATATTCAAACTTTACAACTTATCAAATCTCAATTAGAAAGTGATTTAGTAACTCTTCAAAATCAAAATAATATACTAGATGCACAAATATCTGCATTAGAATCAAAGAAAACTCCTGTATCACCAGAACCGGTTACACCATCGGCACCTGCTGCAGCTGCACCAACACCTGCGCCAGCGCCTGCACCAGTTCCAAAACAAGAAGCAGTAAAAGCACCTGCACCGATTGTAGCACCTGAAAAGAAAACAACTCCAGAGAAGAAAGCAACACCTCCAGGTTTTGAGGCTGGAAAAAATGTTATGATTGCTGCTCTTGATTCTGAAGATATAAAAGACCCTAATGCAAGAGCTCAAATCATTGCACAAGCAGCGCATGAATCTGGAAAGTTTAGATATACAGAAGAACTTGGTAAATCAGAATACTTTTTAAAGTATGATGGTAGAAAAGATTTAGGTAATACACAACCAGGAGATGGACCTAGATTTAAAGGTAGAGGTTTCTTACAAACTACTGGTCGTATCAACTATCAACAATTTAAAGATGCATTTAATGTTGATGTTATAAGTCATCCTGAATTGTTGGGTGAAGCAAAGTATGCTGCTCAATCTGCTTTATTTTGGTTTAAAAAGAACGCAAAGAAGGTACAAAACTTAACTAAAGGTGATTGGGCAGATACAAAAGGTGTTACAAAAGCAGTTAATGGTGGAACAAACGGTCTTGCAGAAAGAGAACACTACTTTGAATTATTTAAAAACGATCCAGAAATTACTGGTCTTGGTAAAAAAATAGAAGCAAAACCTGCACCATCAGCATCTGGTGAACAAGTTGCACAGGCATCATCTGAAGTATCTAAAGGTCAAAGAGAACAGTTGAAACCTACCGGTGTAAATGTTATTAATATGGAAAAAACAAATAACAAAACTGTTGCTATCAATCAAACAAAAACATCAGACAAACATCAAGGAAGAGCCGCAGATACATTAACTGCAAGAGCAGCATAAGATGAAAGAAGAATTAAACAATTCTATAAAGAAAAAAATTCTTAGACAATCAGAGAGAACTGCTGAGTCTCCTGATACAGAAGAGAAACCAAATTTTCTTAAAATTATAAACACTTTTGCAAAGAGTATGGTTTCTTTGCCTAGTTTTGCTCGTGATTTAAATGTAGCAAGACAAAATCTTGTATGGTTGATTAAATTAAAGGGTGGAAAACCAACCAATAAAGCTGATGCTTTCTTTTTAAAGGCTGATGAAAGAGAAGCCAAGTTTGAAGTTGACATGGCAAAACAAAAAAGTCAAGATGAGATTGGAAAACCACCAACGCCAGAAAAGAAAGAAGACGAATCACAAGACCCATTACAAAAAATAATGACAAGTATACTAGACAAGTTTGGTCTAGGTGCGTTGGGTAAATATTTTTCAGTTAGTAAGATAATGGGTTCTTTAAAGATTATTGGTATTGTATTCTTACTTACGACCATTGTTAGTGGTATCTACAAAGGGTTTGAAGAGTTTATGAATACTGGCGATATTCTTGCTAGTATTAAAAAAGGTTTTGTAGAATTCATAGACTTCATAACACTTGGTGTATTTGGTAAAGATAATATAGGTAAATTGTTTGATGATGTAATTAATTTTCTATCTCCTATTGCAGAAACAGTTGGTAAATTTATTGGTGGTATTGGAGATTATTTTAATGATAAATTTCAAAAATTAAAGAATTTTTTTGGATTCAATAAAGAAAAAACACCACCAGAATCACAAACAATAGAAGTAAAAACTCCTATTGAATTATTAAACGAACAAATTGAAACTTTAAAAGCAAGAAGAGATACATTAGTTGCTTTAAATGAACAAAAAAAATCTAAAGTAGAAGAGTTAAGAGCAGAAAAAAGAAAAAAACAAGAAGAAAAAATAAAAGAATTAAAAGCTGTTCCTGGAAAAATATTTGATGTAGTAAAAAAAGTTGTATCGAAAATAACAACACCAACTACACAAGCACCATCACCATCAGCACCAGCAGTTTCATCAACACCAGCTGCACCAGTTGCAGCAACTCCATCTCCTGCACCAGAACCAATTAGTGGTGATGCAAAAGAAGAACCTGGACAAAAGAGTGCTGGTTCATTAGCACAATTAGTGAAGACTCAACCTGGTGTTGATATGAGTGGATTTAAACCTGCTCTAGAAGACCCTGTTGCTAAAATGGCAGATGCGTTCAAAAGAGAGACAGGAAAACCATTATTAATCACTTCAGGATTTCGTTCAAACGAAAAACAAAAAGAACTGTTTGATAAAAAAGTTGCTGAACTTGGTGGTAATGTTGCAGCTGCTAAAAAAATGGTTGCAGAACCAATGCCACCACTTGGTCAAGGTAAAGGAAGTTTACACTTAAAAGGCCTTGCGATTGATATTAACGCAAAAGGTGATGCAGGTATTAATGTCTTAGCAGGAACAAGAGATAAACCAACTGGTTGGTTGGAGAAGTTTGGTTTAACAAGACCAGTTCCAAATGAAGATTGGCATGTCCAACCTGCTACATTACCAGCTGTTGCTGATGGAAAAAATGTTGTAAACGATAGTGGCAAAGTAACTAATCTTGCAACTGGTAAACCGGATGTTGGAGAAAAAGTTTCAAAGAACTCTGTTGAACTAGCACAAAATAAAAGAGAACAAGAGAAGAGACAAACACCAACTGTTATTAATGCTGGTATTACTAATAACAATACGAATGTTAGAAACACTAGCAGAGCAGAAGCAAGAGCGGCATAAAAAAACCCCACCGAAGTGGGGTTGTACCTGCAAAAGAGATTTACTCTTTTTCTGCTAAAGACTTAAAGTAATCTAAATCTTCGTCTTCACTCTCAGCAATCTTTTTATCGATTACTGAAACATCATCATCATTGAATTTCTTAAAGACAGCATCTTCAGCCTTGGTCTTTACTGGTGTACCACCATCAAAACCTAAAACTTTGTCGAGTTTTGCTTTTAGAACTTCATAAGACTTGAAGTTTGATGCATCGGTGAATTCTTTGAGAGAAAATTCTTTCTTCCAAAGTGCTTCAAGTTTCTCATCATCACCATCTAAGATTGCAGACTTATCGGCAAACTCAGACTTATCATAGTTACGATAGCCTTCAACATTACGAATCTTCAACTTGAAGTTAGCGCCTTCCCACATATCAAATGGATTGATAGGTGTTTCATCAGCGAATTCAGGATTCATCGCCTCTGTAATCTTATCAAAGATTTTCTTACCAAACTTAAACAGTTTGATTTGACCTTCATTGGCAGGATTACTTGGGTCAGATACAACTAAAACATTGGCAATATAAGATAGACGGCGTTTTTGTTTCCGTGCAATCTCTTTGTTTGCTTCAATTCCAGAGTTCCATAGTGTAGTGTTATACTCTGAAACTGGATCTTTTTGACCAAGTGTAGTCAGAGAATTCTCAATATACCAACCGCCTGGTCCTTGAAAACCGTGTGTGAAAACACGAACCCAAGGTAGTGCTTCATCACCGTCAGCAGCAGGTGCGGGTAGAAAACGAATAACAGCCATGCCGTTACCTGCTTTATCTACTTCGGGTTGCCAGAATCGGGTGTCTTCTTTTGAACCAGCCTCAGCGGTGGTTGTAGTGGTAGCTTCAATCGCTTTTGTTAGTTTGTCCAAAGAACTACGATTGCGCTTAAGATTTGCAAATGAACTCATATTTTATTTCCTTTCGTATAAACGATGTATGATTGTTGTATAGCATTTTGTCCACAGTATCATTATATCATAATATTTAGTCACTATGCAAGCAGAACTTTCAATTTCTCAATAGTTTCGCCTGCATCTTTGTGAAGTATGCCGATTCCACCTGCCTTGTTAAAGGCACTTATAACATCTTCGGTATCATCAATTAAGATAATATCAGGCTTAGCATACTTAGCCTTATGCCGTCTTCCAGGCACTACATTTGGTTTATAAGCAATGTTATTCTTTTTCAACCAAATTCTTTTTTGTTCCGCAACTTCTTCGTGGAACATTTCACCACCAGATGAAGTCAACATCTCAACATCAACTTCATAGCTGCGAATGAATTTAAGCAATTCAAGTCCACCTGGAAACCATTCTAGTTCCTCAAATTGGCGATTCTTAATAAAGTTAGGCCAGTTTTCAGTCCACAGTTTTTTGTCTCTTTGTTTCAGAGCATCTTCACCAAATTTCTCTTTGAATTTCTTTTCAAAGTCACAGACTACACCGTCCATGTCCAAATAAATTTTACTGATTTTCATTTAAATCACTCTTTTCAATATCAACTTGTATTTTACTACATCTTTGGGGAGAAATGCGGTATACTTGATGCATTTCTTCCTGTATTCAGGCCAACGAATGGTATCGGTAATTTTCCTAGACCACATTGGAAAGAACCCAAGTATTTCATTAAGTATACACAAGGTTTCAATTTGTGTCTCTTTTCGCAATGTCTTTGTCAATAAAACCGGATAATCACCATCAGTCTTCAATACAGTATTTGGATCAGAAGCACAATCTTCAAAAATCACTTTGCAATCATTCTCAAAAGTATACGATAAAGACTGAATTACCTTTTGTCTCTTTCGGTAATTCATATCCGCTTCTTCCATCAACAAGTTACCAACCCAAGACTTCTCATCTTCAACAAAATTAGCAACAATAAAATTAATCAAATCATCTCTATTGGTACACTTACGAGACAATTTATAAAAATGATATTTGTCTTTTCTGTTCTCAAAAGCACTTACACTAACATTGGTCTTACCATTGTATTTGAAAAAATCATATGAGTCCGATGTAAAGTGTAGTTTGAGTGCCTGATAAATTTCAAATGTTTCATAACCAGTCATATTGGCAATCTAGCACCTTTATCTTTCAACATGTTATTGTCCATAGCATTCATTTCAATTTTTGACTTTAGATTGGAATTAATCAATGTTGCAGCCACTTCTATTTCCAATCCAGTAGTCTTACAATGTTCAACAATCGCTTCTATGTAATTGTAATCTGTTCTCGAAACTAAATCTTCAATGGACTTGGCAAATTTTGCCATCTCATCTTTAGTAGGCATCATTTCCTTTTGGGCAGAATTTGTCCCAGCATTTTTGATTCTTCATTGTTTCTTTATCAATATTACATACTGGACAATTATCAACAACATCATTCAATGTTAACGGACCTTTCATTAACTCTTTTACAGTCCATTGCATTGCAACCGATGGTGCAACACCTTGCCATGATTGTGAAGTAGCGCCTGCACTCGGTGAATTCAAATCACCATCATAGATTGATTCAGGTTGTTTTTCTTTTGCAAAAGGCCATTCTGAATCACTTCGTAATGTTTGAGTCCATGGATGAACAGGTGTTTCAAACTCTTCATTATGCCATTCTTCACATTCATCTTCATCCACAAAGTCTAGTGTGCCTGATGGATAGAAACCACAGCCACGAATAAACAATTCGAATTGTTCTAAAACACTATCAAGTGTATCTGCATTAAATTCAACAGTAGTCTCTGTATTGTGTCCAGAGATGTTGTCTATTTGTTTGAAAACATATTTCATTTCACAACCGTTTCATAAAGAGTTTCAAATTGGTCTTGCACAGCAACTTCTTCATCGTAGTTCTGTTTGAAATAGACCTTCACCATTTTAGCAACTACTTTCTTTGGTAGTTGTAATTGTTTACTGATATCAGTAACCGCTTCTCTAATAAATTCTTTCTCACCTTGTGCTCTTGCCATTGAATCTGAGCAGTCACGAATGACCTTCAATAACTTTTCACGGTCTGCTGGGTTTGAAATTTGATTAACACTCACTTGCTGAATAGCCATAATATACTCCTAAAAATTATTTCTTAATTGAAACGCTTGTGTTATGAGATTGTGCTGATGATGCAAATGCAACACAAATAATATCATCACTCTTTGCATAAGAACATCTTACTGATAGAGGATCGATTCCTTTTGAGATTGCAGTATTGATGTTTTCTGCCATTAACTTTCTGTCATTGACACCATAGTAACCTAGTCCTACAATGGCAGAAAGAAAAATTAATGTTACGCAAATAGCAATTGTTGAATCTATCTTTGGTATTAAGTCTGTTATGTTTACTGGTTTCATATGCCCTTTCTGTTGTAAAAAATGTGCCGACCAATTACTGCCGTGGTCTGCATGTTTTTCCATCCAGGTTTTACATAATCGGCATGATAAAACAATGCACCGTTGGATGGGTCTATCATTCTGTCAGAGTTAGCATACACATTGGTTGCTAATTCTCTAATGCTATTATACAACGAATTGTTACTGCTTGTCAAGCTTTTATTGGCAGAAATGTTATATTGCCTATCTTCGCAATACCAAGAAAATTGGCATACATTCCTAATTTTTTGTTTAACCACACCAC